ATATGACAAGTAATTCAGGTAGATATGATTATAGTGCAACATTCCAAACAGGATATGCTCCTGCAAAGGGGACTGATAGTATGACATCGGCAAGTGAGCTTACTACTAGCCTTGGGTCTACTTATATGTTCTTATCAGATCAAACTACAAAAGATTTTAATATAATGGAGATGGATGGAAGTGGTACAGACCATACAAGTATCAATCCTATTATAAACAGTTTATCTCTTACATTTGACAGTCCAAGTCAATTTTTAGGCGCACAGGGAACAAATGCTGAGCCTGAAGTAATTGCAAGAGCTGTTCCTGAGTTTTCTATAACTCTAGCAGCTAGTTTTAAATATGATACAGAGACTGATAAATTATCAGAAGCATATCGTGATGTAGGAGAAGATTCTTATATTCAAATGATATTAAATAATAGAGCAGTTACAAGCAATCTTGAAACGCCAGGTAGTAACTTAATAGCACTTAATTCAGCCCAAACATTTGGGTTTATTATACCAAAGGCTAAATTAACTTCTTGTGAAATTTCAAGTGATGATGTTGCTTCAGTTAATTTTGAGGCTAAAGTTCTTGATCCTGGTAGCAACTTTGTACTACATGTTGCAACAGGTGCAACTGCCTAATAAAGGAGACTATAATGCCAAAATATTATAAAGTTGATCGATTTATTAAAATTCAAAAAATAGATAAATCTAATGAGGATAGGGTAGAGCCAGATTGGGTTGAAGTTAACGAAGATGGCTCACCCTTAGAGTCTAAGCCTAAAAAGGCTAAATCAAAGGGAGAATAATATGTCTAAAAAAACCGTAGAGTTAAAATCTAAGAGAAAGATCGATTTAAAAGAAATGTCAATAGATGAAGTAGATTTCTGTAACGATCTAGCAGTAATGAAATATAAGGATGGTGAAATATCTCATATTAGTGGTCTTTCAAAGACTCGAACTGCTTGGCTTAGACGAGGTATAAAGAGTGGGGACTTTAAAGCATTTAAAACTGGGACAGATGGATACCCAGAAGATTCGGTTCTAAAAGAATTAACTGAAGAAGAGAAGAATGAATTAGTTCAATTGGTGCAGGAGTATCAGAGCCTGGGGGAATAGAATCCCTCACGCTATCACTGAATGTCCATTTGGACAATTGGTGTGAGGGGTGTGAGTTTCATACATATCCTTATGAAGCTCAAGTTCCCATCTCTGGTGAGGCTAATAGAGTCTTTACATGTGATGAGGATATATGGGATGTAGTTAAATTGCTTATAGCTGAAACTAAGGAGACTAATGAAAAGATGGGTAAAAGTTTTGATATACCAAGTTCAATATCACAACAATTACCCTTTTTTAGTTGTATGAACATTGTGTTAAACAAAGAATATCAGAAAGATATATCCCAATACTTATATTGTAAAGAATTTAATACATCTCCATTTGAAGGTAGTTATGGTGACCAGCCTCACAGGTGGATTAACAGAGTTAATATTATAAAAGTTGCTATGTTTAAAAGAGAAGATCGTATGCAGAAAAAAGCACAAAGAAAAGCTAATGTAAAGGCAGGTAATCTCAATGCCTGATTTTAATTTTGATAAAGACCTTGAGAAAAAAATAAAAAAGATCAAGGAGTTAACTGGTGAAAGAGAGAAAGAAACCAAGTCAATAAAGCAAACAGAGGCTGCAACTGAAAATCTAAATAAAGATCGCAGAACTGAGCATGAACTATTAAAAGCCTTGGTTAAGGGTCAAGCCCAAATGGTTCAAACTCTTCGTAGTATTCATACGGCAACTAATAAAACATCAAGAAGTACAAGAAATTTAAATAGACAGAATTTATTATGGATTAAAAATACAAGAATCCTTGGTGGTTCATTGGCGGTTCTTCGTTCTAAACTTTTAGTATTTACATTTGGTATCGGTCTTTTAGAGAGAAGTATTGGCAAACTTTTATCTGCCTATGGAGATTTTGAGGCATCTCAAAAAAGAATAGAAAGAGTTATAAAAAGTACAGGTGGAGCTGCGGGAGTAACATCAGAAGAAATATTTGCAATGAATGCTTCTTTTGAAGAGCAAACAGGTATTGCAGAAACTGTGATTAATCAGGCGTCAGCACTTCTTTTAACATTTACTAAGATAGGACAGGAAGTATTCCCTGATGTAACGCAAGCAGTATTAGATATGACTGTTGTGATGTATCAAGGCAATGTCACCCTTGAAGCACTAAAAACGACATCTATCCAAGTTGGTAAAGCCTTGCAAGACCCAACTAAAGGTTTAACTGCTCTTAGGAGGGTTGGCGTATCATTTAATTCTGCTCAAAAAGAATGGATAGAATCACTACAAAATAGTAATCAACTTGCCAAGGCACAAGGAATAATACTTGACGAATTAAAGAGAGAATTTGGAGATCAAGCTGCTCTTAATACTTATAACCAAGCTGTATTAAGGCTCGACACTTCTATTGGAAATCTTGCAAAAAGAATGGGTGAAGAGCTTAGACCCGCAGTAGAACCACTAATTACAGGATTAACAGAACTTATAGATTCTTTAGATGCTAGTGAAATTATAGATTTTACTAAAGCACTTATGGGAACTGTAATTGCTCTTGGATTTATTAAGAAAGGATTGACACTTGGGCTTTTAGCTCAAGGTAGAAATATTAAATCTTTATCTAAGCTTAGAAAAGTATTAAAACTAACTGCATTTAATTTTATTGGTCTTACTAGTAGCATGAGAAAAGCATCTATAGCAACTAGAGCTATGGCTGTTAGTTTAAAGGCTTTATCCGGTGCAACAGGTATTGGTCTTCTTATTAGCGTTCTTCTTCCTTCGTTTATTGGGCTATTTAAAGACGCAGGTGATAAAACTAATGATTTTGCAACTAGCTCAGAGGATGCTCAAAAAGCATTAGATAAGTTAAATGAAGTTACTAAAGATAATGTTGTTACATCTACTGAGTTTAGGAATATTGAAAAAGAATTTCCAGGCATATTCAAAGAGACTCATAGCGTATGGAAGTTAAGAGAGGAAATAGTTAACGATACAGTTAAAGCCTTGAATGCCATAATAAGAAAACAAGAAGAGTTGCAATTGAGTGATAAGGGATTGTCTGGGTCTACTACTAATGTGGCAGATAAGGTAGATGAAGCTACTAAGAGCTTTAGAGATAAACTATTTATTTTAGAAAATTCAGTAGATATTAATGGTAAAATAAATAAATCTGATCAAACTATGATTAAGACTATTGTTGATCTGAAAGGTCATATCGCAGATGAAAATGGAAATCTCCTTTCTCTTGCAGAGGCATATGCCAACCTTGACCCTGAATTAAAAAAAGCAATATTGTCATATAATGATGAAGTAGAAGCCATAGAAAGAACAAAGGCACAAAAACTAGCAGATATAGATATAACAAAGGCACAACAGGCAGCATATATAGAATTTTTTAATTCTCTTTCTGATGGAATCACAAATTATCTTGAAATGGATTTAAGTAGATGGAAAGAAGGAGAAATAGGTCGTTTAGAAACTCAAAAAGATGTGATCAATGATACTGTTAGAAATGAGAGAAGAAAAGCATCTGAACTTGCTGCAGTTGATAAAAAAATTGAAGCTATTGAAAAGAAAGCACATAACAGAGGTCTTCTAATTAAAGGTCTAGATATGACAATGGACTTAGCCACATCTATTAGTAAGATAATGATGGCTGCCTCAACTGCAAAAATGATGGCACTATTATTACCACCTGGTGTTGATGTAATAAAGATTAGTACAATAGAGGCAATGAAAAATATACAAATAGCATCTGCATCTGCTGGTTGGGCAATTGGAATGGCGGGATTAATGGCTCAAAAGGCTGCTCTAGGTGCAGACTTTACAACTACTGGTCCACAGATGCTAATGGTCGGTGATAACCCTGGTGGTCGTGAGAGAGTCCAAGTTACACCACTATCTTCACCTAATGTTGCTGGACCACAGGGTGGGGCATCTGTTGTTGTCAATGTCTCAGGCAATGTTATGAGCAAAGACTTTGTAGAGGGTGAACTTGCTGAAAATATTAAAGAGGCAATTCGCAGGGGAACAGATTTTGGAATCAGTTAAGCAATTATTCCAAGTATTTACAGATAAACAACTTTTTGTTGAATGGATACTGCAAGTGTTAAGGGCAATTACTTTATACTTTTTAAAAGTAAAGGCTGGAATGGAAGCAGAAGTTTATGCAATAACAAATGAAAAGATTGATATGCGAACTGCACCTCCCTCTATTAAGAAAAATATTATTCACGATGAGGTAGTTTTAAAGATGAGATGGGATTTATGTAAAGGCTGCGAATTTCTCACAGATGCTAACAAATGCCAGAAATGTGGATGCTTTATGAAGGTTAAACATAAATTTGCACAGGCAAGCTGTCCTGTTGGTAAATGGGGGAAACATACAGAGAGGGCTGTTCGTGGCAATTTCGTTACCTCCTAAATTTTTATCTGATATTCAGGGCAAAGATACTGCCCTTGTTCCTATTGTAAAAATTGGCGAAATTTATATTTCAACCAATTCCTTTAGTGGGTATAAACCACTTTTATTAAATATTCCATCCCTGAAAGAATCCATTGATTTAGAAACTCGTAAATATAAGATCAGTTCTGTTAATCTTGATATTAGCAACTATCCCTATGAGGGTAAAAGATTTACTGAATTATTTAATACTTCACTTATGAATGTAAATGTTGATATCTATTGGGTTTCGCCATCTACTGCTATAGATGATGAGGCTTTACATATATATAGTGGCAAAGTTAGAAGATATGATCACGATGATGAGAAAGTGAAAATTGTTGTTGAAGATCGCAGTCAAGCAACACTTCATAAGGATTTGCCAACTGCTGAATTAGGCTTTGATGATGATGTACCTGATAAATATAGGGGTAAAAAAATACCGATGGTTTATGGTCATGTTGATAGAAGCCCATGTGTAATAGAATCAAAAGAATTGGGCATAGATAGGAGTGTTAGTGCTGATAGTGTAAATGTGCAAATTGGCTTTGCCTATGATAATAATGGAACAACTATAGGAAATAATCCACTATGGATATTTAAAGACGACATTTGGGTTCAAATGTTGGAAGATATTGCAGATAATTATTATTTAGACTATGAATTTAATGATCTTCGGCAATATAAGGCTGATCCAAATTCAAGCCAAAAAATAATATTAATAAATTCCTATAGAGGTTTAGATGAGGGATTGGGTGGAGATTATAAAATAGGTGGGAATCCAATTTCGCATAATAAGGCGATAGGCATCTATAAGAGTATTCCAAGTGGGATAAAGAATTTTAATTATGATGATAATTATATAACTGGAAATATTGGTAGTTGGACTGCTTCAATAGAAGCATCTTATGAAATAGGACTTTCGGGATATATAAATTTATGGTGGGATGGATGGTATCAAGACAATGCCTCTACAAATGTGCCAAATTTTGGTAGTACACGAAGGAAAAATGCTTATCAATACAATTATCCTCTCGCAAATGATGATACTCCTATAAAACATCAGATAAAAGGCAAAATAATTCTTACTAATTTTTCTCAAGCAAGTTCTAATGGGTATAATGAAGTATATATATTGACTGGTCAATTTAATCAGGATTTTCTTGCAAGTGCTTTTGATAGTTGGTATGATGAAGATTTTGCTTTTGATGATGGAACTGAATATACTAATGCAACAGGTAATGGGGCAACACTTGATATAGAAAAGACATATAATATTGCAGGCTCCCCCTCATTGTTACCAGCAGCCTTAATATTTGAGGTCTATTTTATTCCACACAACCTTACTGCAAGTGAAGATTCTGGCTATTCGGATGTCAATATATTATTCGATGATGGTTATCCAAATGTATCAGTTTATCCACTTATAAATAATTTTTTTGAATCAAATTTCTATGTCAATGTAAATGGCAGGAAAATGGATGGTGATGATAATTCCCCAACTGCACCAGAAGTAATTGCCAATATAATAGGAACAGAACTGGGAGTTGCTGGAATTGATGATACTGGTACTGCTTCGTACAATGGTTGGGAATATGCCTTTACTGTAGATAAAAAAATAAATTCTAAGAAACTCCTTGAGGGATTAGCATCTGCATCACCCTATATCCCAAGATTTGACAATATGGGCAATTTCAAAATTGATGTTATCCCTAAAACAGGTGGAAATATATCTACTGATCTTGGTGGAAATGAAACCATTAAAGAAGCAGATGTAATTGATTTTAGTTTCAGCCGAACTAAAATAGAAGATGTAAAAACTAAAGTAGAACTTAAATATAAATTGGATTATGCAAGAGATGAATTTGGTGCAGAGCCAATAGTGGTAGATGTGATTGATTTATTTGGGGAAGATCATTCAGATAATATATTTAATTATTATGGACTACAGGGAACAGGTTCAGACCCTCATTCTGAAAGCACTTTAGTTGTAGAAGAACAGGGTAAATATATCCGTGATCCTGATACTGCTAAATATTTCGCATTTTGGTTGTTATCTTGGTATGCGAATCAGCACTTGAAGTTAAAAGTTAAACTTCCCCTGAAATATATGAATATTGAAATTGGGGATATTGTAGATTTTGATAAACTGCTTGGTGGGATTAAACCTTATAATAGTAGTTATGTAAACGCTGACCCCAATGTTAAGATTGCTGATTCCATTAATGGTCAAACAAGATACACCAATTTTATTATTACAAGCACAAATAAAACTTTAGAATTTTGCGAAATTGAATGTTTACAACTACATCGCCTATCAGAAGAAGTGCTTGTATATGGGTGCATGGATTCAACCGCTTGTAATTATGATCACGATAATCCAGC